TTTTACCGTACCAACGGCAAGGGCAATGGGAACGCACAGAATCGAACTGTGACCTCATGTTCTTCAGACATACGTGCCGACCAACCTACACCACGTTCCCACACGTTACAGTCTACACGTTATAGACCTTTAACCGACGTAAGTAAAATCGGTTGGAGTTTTACTAGTATTCTCCAAGTCCAGATGGAGGGATTTGAACCCCCGACTTCTCCGCCCCAAACGGAGAGCTCTACCAAACTGAGCTACATCTGGTTGGTATTCCTAACGGGATTCGAACCCGTGCTGCAACCTTGAAAGGGTTGTGACCTAACCGCTAGTCGATAGGAACTTGATGAGAGGGGTATCTCACAATAAGATAGTAAGCACTTGTAAGTTATAGACCTATCTTAAATCAACTTACAAGCGGGGCAAGAATCCCTCCCCAATTCCAGTTATACCTACAACATTTCTCTACATACTGGCAAACTCTAAGAAATGCGTGGGATTTCTCCCAACCACCCATAGGGGATTCGAACCCCTGATACCTACTAGACAGGTAGGCGTGATAGACCACTTCACTAATGGGCGTGGAGCGAAATATCGGATTTGAACCGATGGCATCAACCTTGGCAAGGTTGCGTTCTACCGCTGAACTAATTCCGCAAAAATTATTGGTCTAAACTCACCTATGTTTAGTGTTCTCCCTACAACCCTAGCGAGGAGTCAGGTTGGTGAAGCATCTTATATCCAACTACTCTCGCCAGCAGTTAGAGATGCACCAATAATCATTGAATCCCCCAAAGGGGAATGGAATCTAGGGGAATCGAACCCCTAACCTCTTGCTTGCAAAGCAAATGCTCTACCAATTGAGCTAAGACCCCAAGGTGGGAGAGAAGGGAATCGAACCCCCGATGGTTCCTATGTGACGGTTTTACAGACCGCTCCTACACGTATTGCCGACAGTAGGCACTCTCCCAAATAGGTTCAATTGAGTTACGGCACTGAGGAGCATTAAATCTCCCCCAAGAGTCCGTTTCAAGAGAACCTAATGGGTCTGGTGGGATTCGAACCCACAACTTCCAGGTTAAAAGCCCGTTACTCTACCGTTGAGTTACAGACCCATTAAAAGGTTTAAATTTTCAAGGTGCGTGGTGGTCTCTCAACCACTCTTTAAGAATACCACCGAATCAGAGAAGAGTCAAGTGGTGTGTGCCAGTTTCAGAATTGGAACTTGGCATTTGGGGTCTCGTTCCCCCACCGATGTACTTAGAATACCACTGCTTGGAACTTTTGGGAAGTGGGCAGTGGACACTTGCGAAACTGTCACAAGAAACAAAAAAGGGGAGGAAACTTTTGGTTTCTCTCCCTTTTGTTTGCTTTTTATGGTCGGTTCTTACATTTGACCTACCATATCCGCAAACAGGGGAGTGCCCGCGATATGCCAATAGCGGCAATCAAGGGAACTAAACTGTTTTGTGGGCATTGGGTAAGTCATTGTTTTTTACAAGTATGTTTTATTTATAAGACTTTTTTTTCAAAAAGTCAAGCGCCTCAGGTAGGATTCGAACCTACGACTCACGCTTTAGAAGAGCGTTACTCTATTCCACTGAGTTACTGAGGCAAACGTTGCTCACTGTGAACTTCACGGTGGCAGTTTGAACAGAGCATAGAACATTTATCCAACTCTGTCAAGACCTTGTTCCAATTCCATTTTCTCATCTCATTCCAAGATGCTTCTTTGGCGGTTGGTTCAAGATGGTGGAACTCTAGAGCGTCGGGGCATTTATTGTACCCACAACGCTCACATTTCCCACCTTTGTATTCAATAGCATCAAGTTTTCTTTGTCGCCATCTTTGAATACAATATTGATTAAAAGAAGATTTTTCTTCTTCTGTCATCAGTTTATATGGTTTTCCCATATGCTTAGTCCTATAATTTCTAATCTTATTTATAAGGATTAGAATTTTGAAGACTAAACGGGTGATCTCTCAACCACCCTTATAGAATACCACAGGTGCAGAGCGGTGTCAACCCCCCTTCGCTTCCTTTCTGGCAGTCTTTTCTTCCGTGATTTCAGCACGGCGGGTCTTGACCAGTCTAGCAATTTCCTGCAGTGCTTTCCGTGCCCTTGTGCCAGCCGCACTATTGCCCTTGACAAACTTTTCGTCTTCTACTTTCCACGCATCAACGGCAGTGAGTAGTTCTTGTGATACAGACATAATAATCTCCAATAAAATAAGATATGTTTATATATACTACTTTTTATCTTCATCTGGACAATCAGGCACCCAAGGAGCACATAATCTCATTTCTCCACCTAATAATTTAGATTCTCCTGTTTGAAGTTCTGGATTAATAGGTCTTTGACTATATTTTGGAGAGGGTATTCTTGCAACTCCATAATCACCTGTGGATCTTTCGTATTCATTAATTGCATCATCAACTTGTCTCTTCACACGATAATCAAGTAACTCAGGATCACTAATAATCTTACGATTCATTTGATCACGAATTTCTTTCATCAAATCATTTTCATTTGGAAGATCCCATTTAATCATCTTTTGAATTTCATAATAGAACTTCCAGATATCACTTTCAGTAATTCCACAACCCTTAAGATTGACTGTTAACCACAATATCGTAGATGCAATAATCGCAGAAGCAATTGATTTTCTACCGAATAGATTTATCTTCATTTTCGTATTCTTGAATTGCTTCTGTAACGACTCTCTTAAGACGATAACCTAGAAGTTCTTCGTCTTTTATTATGTAGTCATTTAGAACATCTATTTTTAAAGAGAGTTGTAATCTATCAACTAAATTAAAAACTCTTTCTTTTTCAACTCCAGGAATTAATGAAATCACATCAATACTTCCCTTGAGAAGTAATCCTAATTTTACATAATGGAATATATCCTTCTTTTCTTTTCCATACTTAAATTCAAAGATATTATACTTGCTCATTCCAGAAGTCCTCTATGGCATCATCAAGAATCTGTTTAGTATCTAGATTCTTTCTTGGTTCTTTAAGTTTCTTTGTGTCAAAGGTTAAAGTAGGAGTTATTGATCCATCTTGATTTACTTCTATCTTTGCACCAAGAATAGTTCCTTTTGGTTGAATATTGATCTTATTATGCTTTTCCAATGAAAGAGTAAGTTCTTCTGTCTCTACCTTAAGAACTTGTGATCTTCCTAGAATGTCTATTACTTGTTTCTCGTTAGGTAGGTTTTCCATAAGGGTCTCTAAGTATGGCCTTAAAGCTTCTTAAACCTTATCTTCAAACCCAACAAAGGTATTCTACTGATAATTCATAAGGTTGTCAAGAGTATTTATGAGTAGATACAAAAAAAGGGAAGTTGTTACACTCCCCCCAATCTTATAGTATCAAACCTCAGTCAAGATCATTCGCCTTGAGTACTCATAGGCAAAGTCAGTTCGGGCACCATGATGACCCCAACGAATCCATTTTCTAGCGAGTCGCATATAATCATTAATTGTACGACCGGGAGTTTTCATTTGATTCTCAATCATCTTCCAGTCACTCTCATTGATCATATAATCAAGTTGAGTTTCAAGTGCAGAAGGATTCGCACCAATCCTGTAAGCGTGTCTACCAAGACCATTATATCTTGCAGAATCTGTCCATTGAATCAGACCGTATCCACCGCTTCTGCACCCGCTGTATGACGTTCTAGCACCACCTTCGCAGATATTAGGTATGAACGTAGATTCTTGTCTAATATTGCCCATAATGGTTGCAAGGGCATTTTTATCAGTAATCCCCTTGTCTTGCAAGAAAGCAAGAGCACGGGATTCGTATGTATTACACCCTTTACAAACAAGTCGTTTTTCTTTTGGTTTTTCGGGAACAACTTCTTTGGTCTCTGTCTCCTGAGTCATGCTTTGGTTTAGTACCGCAACTTCTTGAAGTTTCATCATCAAGTTGGATTGTGAAGCATAACCCGGTGTTGGCATCGTTGCCGCTGTTGTTGCAACCGTCCCAAGAAGAGAAACGGCTACAGTTGTAAAGTTCTTTAGCATTTAGTTAAATTGAATTCGGCATCCGTATAGAAAGGGGGTACACCCAATTCTCAAAGGGCACTTTCCACGGCTCTAGGTGTCACGTCAAAATCTCATAATAAAAAACCCTACTCATAATAGGGATTTTACATCATAAGTGATTATTTAGTTTTTGTCAAGGATGTTGATTACCGAACATCAACCTCTTCATCATCTGTCCAATCATCGTTTTCAATACAAAGATAGTCTAGTTCATCAACTCCCTCGGGAATATTAATCCATTCATCAAACTCTGCAGCAAGGGCCATGGCATTCCTATGCCTATCTGCATCGTGAAGGAGATTAATTTTATTCATAGCCCATTCACGAACCTGCGTCACCGATTCGCTTTCAATCTGAGTGTCCATAATAGTCTTTTCGGTAGAATCTTCCGAGGATGTTGGAATTATAGAATGCAGGTTCTCCGTTGTCAAGGGCCTCTGTGAGGACATTGTTTTTGAAGAGTTCGCTCGTTTCTCCAAAATTTGTTCTTCCTCTTGTTTTATGTAACGATAATATAGTTCTACTAAAATTTTCTTTGCCGTATTTTTGAATATCTTCTTTAAGTTCCGGACAAGACCCATAATAGTTTTTCCAATCTGATTCTGCTTTTACTTTTCTTTTTTTGCCCTTAGGTGTTCTAAACTGCCAGAAATACTTTCTACCAATGTATTTCCTACTATTAAGATTATTCTGGATAAGATAAACAAAACCAAAAAAATCTTGTATATTATCTGAATTAAAAGGTTTTCCATTATAACTCCAAGGATTACTATAATCGCAATTCATTTACATAGTCAATAATAGCGTTAAGATATTTATGTGCCAGGGCCTTCTCATGGATATTTGAGGGTTCTTTATCTAACTGATGTTTGAGTTTATTCAGTTTTGCTTTGAGTTCGTAAATATCTGTAACGTGTAACATACAAAAAAAGAGGAGGTAAAACCTCCTCTATCTATACAACATCGTTAGTATTTTTACCTAACCACTCTTTTTCGTAGTTATAATCACCAAACAAAAAATCATCTTGTTCAGCAGCATTTTTGTATGCGTTCAGAATTTCCTGCTCGCACCATTCATCATAGTTTGAATCCTGAGAAAGTATCTTTGGTAACATCTTGTTTGATTCCTCCTACGATATAGGACTCCACTTCTGTCTCCTGAGGTGCCACCTGAAGTCCTTTAGAGGAAATCCAATGTTCAGTCCAAGGAAGTGGATTATTCTTTGCAGAAATATCATAAAGGGGTCTGAGACCAATCGCTTTCATTCTGCGATTAGCAATCCATTCAACATATTGATGCAACAATTTATCGTTTAGTCCAATCATAGAACCATCTTTGAACAGATACTCTGCCCAAAGTTTTTCTTGATTTACAGCATTTTCAAAGGTCTTATAAACCCACTGTTCTTCTTCTTTGCAAATACGTTGCATCTCAGGGTCATCCCCCTCTTTCCACTTATTCAGGATATTTTGGGTAATGACTAAGTGCTGATTCTCATCCCTAGCAATCAGAGAGATGATTTTTGCACTTCCTTCCATAAGCTTGAGTTCGCCAAATGCAAAACTGCAAGCAAAACTGACGTAAAAACGAATACCTTCAAGAATATTAACGTTTGCAACTGCTCTGAACAGTTTACGCTTGAGTTCATAACGCTCTCCTAGTGCTTGTGGAACTTGTTCTTGGGCGTATTTCCAAAGTTCAGTTGTTCCATAATGTTGGGCACTATTGATAAAATCATTATATGCCTCGGTTACACTTGTAGCTCTTTCCATAATACGATCATCTCTCAGAATAGTATCAAATACTTCTGAAGGGTCGGAATATACATTTTTAATAATATAAGTGTATGAGCGAGAATGAATCATCTCCATAAACTCCCATACTTTCATACACGCTTCCAATTCGGGAAGTGAACAGTATGGCGCAAATGCCATACCAGGCCCACGTCCCTGAACAGAGTCAAGCATAACTTGGTATTTTAGATTAGAACTAAAAATATGTTTTTGTTCTGGTCTGAGAGTTTGATAATCGCCTCTATCTTTTTGTAAGGAAATTTCCTCAGGTCTCCAAAAATAGCTCAACTGTTGCTGAGTTAATTTATCAAAGATTGGATATTTATAGGTGTCATATCTTTGAATCCCTAAAGGTTTACCAAAAAACATGGGTTGTTTCTTAGTATCAACCTCTTCGGAATTAAAGACCGTCATTTGATTTATCACTTTGGCATCCTCTAAATTTGATTTAAAATTAAAATCCATTTCTTCCCTGCTAAGAACCGAACTCATACTATCATATTTAATCATCTTTAAACTGCGCAACTTTCGCAGATTTCTTCATCAGAATTCATAATATCACTTAGAAGAGATTGAAGATCTTGTTTTGGTTCTTCTGCCACTTCATCAGTTTTAATGTCATAGGTATTTTGATAATAACTTGTTTTCCACCCAACAGAGTATGAGTATAGCATGTCCTGTGCCATTACGCTAACAGGAACCTCATTATCCGGATAATGTTCCGGATTATAGGACCAGTTTCCAGAAATCGCTTGATCAAAGAACTTTTGCATAACTGCAACAATATTAATATACCCACGATTGCCATGCATATCCCACAGAAGCGTATAGTTGTTCTTAAGAGTTTGATACTGGGGAACAATTTGCTTAAGAAGACCTTTCTTGGACTTTTTAATGGACAAGAAACCGCGAGGTGGTTCAATTCCATTTGTTGCGTTTGACACAACGGAACTGCTCTCCGATGGCATCTGTGCGGACAGTGTTGAGTGCCTGAGACCATGTTTGAGGATAGATGACCTAAGAGATTCCCAATCATGTTGAAGTTCAATTGAAGAGATTTGGTCTACGTCTTTTTTATATGTGTCAATTGGAAGAATTCCATCAGCATACTTGGTACGGCCAAAGTATTCGCAATGTCCTTTTTCTTTTGCAAGTTGATTTGATGCCTTCAGAAGATAATACTGGAAAGATTCTGAAAGTCCATGCACTGCATCCCATGCCTCCTGAGAGTCATAATTGAACCCAAGTTTGGCAAGGTAATGTGCAAGGCCAATATAACCTATTCCAAGCGACCTACGAGCCCGTGTAGCAATCTCTGCTGAGATTACTGGATACTTCTGATAATCAATCAATTCATCAAGTCCACGGACGGAAAGATCACAAAGTTCTTCAAGTTCTTCATCAGACTTTACTTTACCCACATTAATTGCAGAAAGAATACAAAGTGCAATCTCACCATTTTCATCATCAATGTGCTGAATTGGATAAGTTGGCAAAGTAATTTCTTGGCAAAGATTGCTCATCTCAACTTTATCCTTGAAGGAACTATGAGAATTGCAGTGGTCAATGTTCATGACGTAGATACGACCCGTTTCAGCACGTTCTTTGAGGAGATTAAGAATAAGTTCTTGTGCCTTAATAGTTTTTTTCGGAATGGACGGATCGTTTTCATATTGAACATATAGATTATCAAATCTATCCGTCCCGAAAGAATCATAAAGTCCAGGTACATCGTGTGGTGAGAAAAGCGTGATTTCGCCATCCTGAATGAACCTCTCATAAAAGAGTTTACTGATTTGAATGGAATAGTCAAGTTTTCTAACACGATTATCTTCTGTTCCTTTATTATTTTTTAGTACGAGGATGTCTTGGATTTCTTGGTGCCAGATTGGGAAGTGGACAGTTGCTGATCCACCACGGATGCCATTTTGAGTGCAAGATCTGACAGTTGCTTGAAACTTTTGGAGGAATGGGATAACGCCCGTGTGAATAACTTCTCCCCCTCTGATTTTACTGTTGATGCCACGGATTCTGCCTGCGTTGATACCAATTCCTGCTCTTTGAGCAACATACCTAAAAATTGCAGAATCACTAGACTCAATACTAGGGAGGGTGTCATCAATATCAACAAGAACACAACTTGCAAATTGACGAAGTGGGGTTCTAACTCCTGCCATGATTGGTGTAGGAATGTTGATTTTGTGCTTTGAAATTGCGTCATAGTACCTTCTAACATACGACATTCTAGTTTCTTTTGGATACTCTGCAAACATAGTCAGAGAAATCATCATATACATGAATTGTGGAGTCTCATAAACACCACCACCACTCCTATCTTGTACAAGATACTTATCTACTACCTGACGTAGACCTGCATAAGTAAACAAATAATCTCTATCATGATCAATAAAAGAGTTTGCCTTATTGATATCTTCCTTTGAGTACTTATTGAAAATATCATCATCATAAACTTCGCGACTTACGCAGTTATAGATATGTTCTTCAAGAGAAGGAAGTTCTTTCATCTTCCCGTAAAGTTGCTTACGCACAGAGAATAATAGCAGACGAGCTGCAACATATTGATAATTGGGATGATCCAAATCAATCAAATCTGAAGCAGAGCGAATCAGGATTTCTTGAATCTCTGCAGTAGTAATGCCATTATAAAATTGAATTCCTGAGGTCATCTCAACTTGACTCGCAGAGACGCCTGCAAGACCCGCACACGCCTCTTCAACCATCAAATGCATCTTATCTAGGTCAAGTGATTCAATTCGACCGTCACGCTTTTTAACCTTTGTTCCGTTACTCATATTTTCTTCCAGGTAGTAAATTTAAGGTTTGCCTCTAATCCAGAGTAAGTATTTAATTGTATCACAGATTCAACGTCAAGTCCAGACAAAATCATTTCATTAACATCCTTCTCTTTAATCGAAGAAGGCCAAATCACGACCTTTTCTCCGCGAGAAATGACTTTTGATATTCGTTGGTGGATTTCTGCATTTCGTGGTTCGTTATCATAAATCCAAACAGGATTGCTAATACCCCACTTATCAACATCACCGTCAGCTCCGCACAAAGCAATTGAGTTTGGAATGAAAGTCGAATCAAAGGGTCCTTCCGTAATGTAGACAATTTTGTCTTTTTGTATCTCATCAAGACCGTAGATTTTTGGTGCTTCATCATCAAGCATAATAGTAATGTATTTAATCAAGTTTGAATCAAGCGATCTTCCCTGAAATCCAACGAAAGTATTCTTGTAAAACAAAGGAATTATGATTCTTGGTTCATCTTTAGAAGTATCTTCAAATACCTCTTTTATAGAATTAGTCCATGATTTAAATTTTTCTGCATAATAAAATTTATTAGGATCTAATTTCCTATTTTCTAGATATGATTTAGAATTTGAATTTGATGATGCTTTAGGCAAATCTAATTTTGGCCTAAACTTTGGCGACTCAAATGTAAATTTTGGTGTCTCGGTTACAAAGTTTTTGCCAGTATTTCCTTCTTTAAATTTTTCGAAAGAATATTGTTTATAAATTGTTGGATCAATTTGTTTCAAAAAATTATTGAAAGAGATGTTAAGACCACAATTATGGCACTTGAAATTAGTATTGTTTTTTACTTGGTAAATGTATCCCCTTGCTTTATTTTTATTTTTTTGAGAATCGCCACAAATAGGGCAACGAAAATTATAAAGATTAATCTTTACTCTCTTAAACTTTTGAAGACGAGAAGATATCAAGTTGATATATTTAACATCAACGAAGTCCATAAAAAACACAGTTTATTTCCACCAGTCTATCAGACTATCGTGACTTGTCAAGGCACAATGCAGTGATTATTGAGGTCCATTTGATTACAGAGTTTGTAATTTTTTGTAGAGAATAAAGAGTTGCTTTCTTTTTATATTTCATTGGCAAACTCTGCCAACACTCTAATATTTATTTTTCAATATCAGTAGACTGATGAACATGACCTTCTTTTTGCATTTGCATTTCTGAGGGTGTCCACCATCCGGAGGCAAGAGCAGAAATTGCTGCTGTCAAAATTGCCAGAAGAACGCCACAACCAACAGTCATCCATTTTATCTTGGAAATATCTTTTATCTCATCTTCAATATCATCAATTCTTTTGGATACTAAATTATGTTGCTCTCGATTTTCTTCTTTCAATTCATCAATCATTCTTGTTATGACAAGATCATTTTTCCCGCCCTGATCTATTCTTTCATCGTGAACAGCTAACATTTTACTAATGTTCTGGCTGGTTTTGCCCATTATTTGAATGGCTTCATCTATTTTTTTCAACATTAGTTCATAAGAAGAAAGTCTTTCTTCCAAAACAGCAATTTTTGTATCGGTTGAGGTATTTTGATTAAACATTTCTAACTTTAAGGTAGATAGAATTTCCCTACTACAAAACAAATACCCCAGATAGTAGTATTAGAATTATTTATTATTTTGGTTTCATCCATTTTTTTCTCGAACCCAATCCAAGATAAATATTTTTCTTTTTGTTTTTAAAGACTGGAGGATTTCCTGGGTCTGCTTGAGGAGTACCTGCGATTTGCCCACCACCAACATTATTAGTCGGCGTAGAAATTATCCCCTCTTCCTTCAATTGAATATAGTTACGAAATGTTTCTACTATTTTATCAATCTTTTTCTTCTTTTCCATTGTAAATTTTGTAAAGTTCTGACATACAATATAAATCAACTTGAATATCGTGAATACCTGATTTTGGGTATTCTGGTAATCTGTTGAGAAATAATATAAAAGATTTTATAGAAGACCACAACTCTTTTTCTATTTTAAAGAATAGCATTGGAGTTGTTGCCTCACCAAAGATATTATAAAGAATAATAAAATGATTTAAAATGAGATGGGTTTTTAATTCACCATCTCTTTTATATCTTTTAAGCAGTCTTTTGATATATTTAAAATGATTTAAATCTTTATCAAAATCTTCTTTTGTAACTGCCTGTGGGTTTTGATAGTTTTTTATTGCAAATAATAAAAAATTATCCTCATTCAACTCATTAAAAATCATAGGTCAATCATGCAGTTACATCTAAAATATCAGTACCCAATCCAACAGATGCTGCAGTTCCTGCGCCGCCAATATTATAAAGAAGTCCAGTAAGACCTTTATTTACAGGACCTGCACCAGAGAAATCGGTGATTGTACCGACAACTCCTGCAGTCAGATCAAGAACAAGTTTAGTTTTTGCAGTTCTTGTGCTAAAGGTAGCAGCAGTTGCTCCAGTAATTGTTGATGAAATTGTACTTGCCGTACCAATTCTTACAAAAGTGTCTCCGATTGATACTACTGGAACATTTGTAAGTTTTCCAGTGACACTGAGAGAACTTCCAACAGAAACGTTCTCAACAGAATCAACCCATATTACTGTTGCTCCAATAGCAACCGTTTGTCCAGTTGTAGTTGCTGTTGTTAAGAAAGGTACGTTTGCAGTAAGAACTGTACTTGGCGAAGTAAATGCAAATGCAACTCTATTGCTAATTTGTCCATTATAATTTTGGACCATTACATACCCTTCATCATTCGTATAAACTGGAATTTCCACTCCAGGTGCTACAGATACTGCGCTTCCGACAATTGCAGTAGATTCATTGGCACCATTGGCATCAAATGTTCTAATTCTAACTGTTGCGCCGGCAGAACAATAAACGTTTTCATTCCATGCAACATGAACATAACCAGTTCTACCTGTTCCAATACCAGTAGTTCCTCCAGCACCAATAGAAATAGGAGATGCCAGATTTGGATCCTCAAAGAAGACTGCAACTGGAGTAGCAGTTCCAAGTCCAGTATTGTTTTCACCATTTCCAGGAGAATCTGTTCCTGTGTTTAAACCTGCAACAGGAACTAGAACTTCATCATAATAAGATGATGACAATCCAGATTGCTCAGTTGTACCATATCTTCTATAAACCCAACCACGAACATCTGCAAAGGTATTCCAAGGTGTTCTATTTCTATCTACACTATGCTTATATTTTGGAATAGCGTAATTATTTGCCGCAGTTTCAGTTGTTGTGGAAATGCCCCAGAGTGCCATTCTTTTTTACCTTTACTAAATTGTTTCGTAGAAATATTTATAAAAAAAGGAGACCCTGAATTTCAAGGTCTCTATTTACTATGGTATCTAAAATTCAGGGTGTGGGATCTACTCCACCACCTTGCTTTGCTCTATTTCTTACTTGCTCAAGAACAAAAGATACGATTCCGTTAGCTTTAATTTGTGGAACTGCGCCAAGAAATTCAGAAATAATCAAAAGAATTGTTAAAATTGCTGCTTCGTTTGCTTTGTAAAAAGCGAGTGTTGCTGCTAAGGACATAATAACCTCCTTCTATAATTTATCCTATTATTATATATGTCAATGACTATCTAAAGGAAGTCTTCCTTGTTTTTGAAGATTAAGTCTTTGCTTTTCAAGTTGCTGTTGTTTTTGTTGTGTGATTTTTAGATTTGCGTATCTTTGTCTTTCAAGTGGAGTATCTAGAGGTTTTTGTTTTGGTTCTTGTGTTTTTGGTTGCATTTCTAATGCTTGCTCTGCCATCTTTTTAGCCATTTTGGTGGCAGTAGCATACATTACTTCTTTACCACGACCAGGATATCTTGTCTCAAAGTCTGATGAACTCTTCTTCATAGACTTAACAAGTTCCTCTTTCTTTTTAGTTTCTGCAGCAGTTAAAGTTTTTTCGTCAATAATTACACTCTCATTTCTGACTGAAGCAAGAAGATCATCAAGTTTGTCAGTTTTCTTTACTTTGGTCGTTTTTGGTTTTGCCTTGGGTTTTGCCTTTGCTGCTGGTTTTGCTTTAGTCTTAACGTCGGAAGATTTTGAATAACTTCCTTCCCAAGGATCTGAAGATGTTTCTGCTTTCTTTTTGGTTGGTGGAGTGTAAGAACCACTACTTACTCTTTCCTTGGTTCCTGCACCAGCGCCACGATAGGTTGATGCAGTTCTGGTTTTTGTATGTGCGGAACTTGGGGTCTTATCGCCACCTTCCATCTTGCGAGCAACTCCAAGTGCTCCCTTTGCAACTTTTCTGGCACCAGTTGCTACTGCTTGTTTTGCAGATTTCTTGAGTCCAGAAAGTTTTCTTCTAGCGACACTTAAAAGACCTTCTTTTTTCTTTTCGGGAGTAGATGGAGTATCGTGACCAAAAGTAACTTTTGCTTCAGTCAAAGCATACTCAATTGCATTTTCAATATCCTCATCCTCATATCCCTCATCTAAGAGTTCATCATAAACACTCTCTACAATATAATCAATTTCATCAATCTCAACCATTTCGAGTAAAGTTCCACCAAGATTTTCTACTGCTTCAGATATGGGGGGATTGATTTTGATTTTATTATTTACTTTCTTTTCAACAACTTTATTCTTCTCATCTTTTGCCTCAATCATATCAGCAATTTCAACAAGGTCTTCTCTCCAATTTGAGAATCCTTCTTTCACTGTCTTTTTCTTTTTCTTGAACTTACCAGAAACTTCTCCTTCTTCATATCCCTTTCCGTCACCATCGTCATCCCACCATCTCTTAACTTCTTTTGCTTCTTGAGTTGAGATTGCCTTACCAACTGCCTTTCTGCGATTTAGAAGATACTTATCAGACTGTGTATTCTTCTTGCCGTCATTATCAACATCAGCATCTTCTTTACCTACAGGATCAAGTGCTTCTTTTCTCATTTCTTTATATCGCTTTGCAGTTGCTGGTTCTTGACCTTTATCAAGTTTTTCAATCTCTCTCTGCATTGCAGCATATCCCTTCTCATATCCCCCACCTTTCTTTACTCCACCACCAACTTTACGGTCAGTTTCTTCATCAAACTTCTTTGCTGCAGTTGCTGCCATACTCTTATGAGCCTTTGTCTTCTTCATATCTTCAACTGCCTTTTCATTATTCTCACGACGCTTCTTCATATCAGTCTCAAGATGAGAAGATTCAACAATCTGCCCATAATAAATGCTTGAAATATCTGTTATAATATTAGACATTGGAATAAATGCTTTCTTTTATTTTTCTATACTTATTTATAAAATTGACGCCATATGCCTTGCCACCATATTGTAGATTTTCTTTTCCAGTTCTAATTGCACCTGGAGTCATATTTGAATAATGCTTGAATGCCCCCAAAGTTCCTACAAGAGTATTTGGATGCTTACTATCTCTCATAGGACTATCCATCTTAACCTCACTATATTCCATCAAATCCTTAATCCAAGACTTAAACATATAACCTTCTTCAGTCACACAGATTAAATGATTAGTCCCTCTACGCATTACTTCTCCAATCAATCCTGTATTTAAATTCTGAACCCTATCTCCAATTCTATAGATTTTTCCGCTTACATAATTTTCGCGAAGATTTCTCATATCATACTTTGGAGCAATCTCCCAGAGATTATAACTTTCTTTTTTAACCTTTGATTTCTTAGCACCCATTCCTTGACGAACTGAATTAAAGAGTGCTTTAGTTTCTGCATCATCCAATTTCTTTGGAGTGCCTCTGCGGAAAGAATCAAAGTCATTATCCATTACCGCTTTCCTCATCTTGGATGCAGACATTCCTTCTACACCATCAGCATCGGCATCACGAACACCAGCAGAAACAACGCGAATCAAATCAAATGTATAGAGGTCTCCATTATATTTTTGAGCAAGATTTTCAAACTCTGCTTGCCTATCGGAACCAACAACAATATTTACATTTGCATACCCATCTTTATCTGCATTTGTAAGAACATCAAAGATGGTCTTCATCTTATAATCATTAATAATATCTTCACCAAAATCAGGGAAGATTTTTCTCATATAAGAAATCTTAGTATCAGGATCTAATGGATTCTTCTTTGGATCCTGACTTCTTGATGGGTAAATCTTAATATCCCCACCCACAGAAATTCTCTTTGCGGAACTTAAGAGTTTTTCGTGTCCTACTGTTGGGGGATTGAAGCGTCCGAAGACGACGGTAAGAGTGGCGCCCTCTTCCTTCTGGTCTTGGTCTTGGGGAGGTGCCTGAGGGGCAGCAGGAGGGGCACCAGCACCCGCAGGAGCGGTCTGGGGGGCAGCGGGAGCGCCTCCTGCCTGCGCGGTGGCAGCGGGTTTCTCTGCCCCCTTTGCCTGGCGGCCGTCAATATACTTAAGTTTTCCTTTATCTGTTCTTGCAACAAGTTTGCCAGAGCGATCCAACCAACCTCCGTGGCCATCTCCAGTATATCCAAGTTTTTTCGCTTGCATTGCTGCTTGCGACTGTGTTGCTTCTGTTAGAAATTTAGAAAAACTCTTCATATTATGTCTTGATATACTTATATTTATTATAACGATTCTGCCAGCAAATCTCCAAGAAGAGAAAGTTTTTCAACATAATTTCTTATGTATGGTTTTCCATCAGATTTAAACTCTTGCTTTACTCTAAATTGAATTAAATCTTCATTCCCACTACTTATAATTATAGTTGGCAATCCACTTGTACCAGTTTTAATACTTGATCTATATTTTTTAGTAGATATTTTTTCATATATATCATCAAACTTATAAACCTTCGTTTTTCCCCCACCAACTTGAACTAAAGAAACGTAATCTTCATTTAACGTAGCAAAATAATTAATTGCCTTTGATAATTTTTTAAGAATTTCCTCGGATTTATTACCACTCAAATCCTGGTTTAGTTGCTGATTTACTTTTTGATAAACTAAAAATACTGCCTCATCCGGTTGTTTATCAACGAACATCAAATCATCGTATTTCTTTTTAAGTGATTTTATTATATTTTTGTACCCAAATAATTGTTCCCAGAGTTCTTCTTGCTTTTCAAATTCTGCTCCAGAAACTTGACCAAACTGTTTTACATCACCCGCCTTAAGAGATACTAAAATATCTACAGGCAACAATTCGCCCTTATCATTTGTAATCTTAACCGAAACATCAACTTTTGTTGTTTTTTGTCCTCCCAAACCGTCAGATAATACCTCTATTTTATCATATCTATTATTTTCATATACCAACTTAGACCACTTTTTCACATTGGCACTATTCGCATACTTTACAGCAGAATCAACATATTCCTTTAGTAATGCTTCATTATTTCTGGATAGTAACGCCATCATATTAACTTCGGCTAAAGATATAAAGCACCTAACATCATCCATTATTTTTGGATTAGCATTAGCAGACTTAAATGTTCTTTCAACTTGCTTTCCTTTTTTTCCTGGATAATTTGTCATTCCAGATTTTGCTAAAGATCTCAAAACGCCATAAACAAGTTGTGAATTTATATTTCTATTTTTATAGATAAATCTTGCAGTAATGGCAGCACCAACTACACCCTCTGCCATATCGCCAAGATTATATTTTACATTAGGTTTATTTAAAGAACCTATTGTAATAGTTTTTGTTTTTGGATCAGTAGTTTCTAATGGGATGTCAAGTGCATCTTTTTGAAAAGAAGCCCCTTTCATTCCAAGTTCAGCAAATTTTTTTACAGCATCCTGATTAAACTTGCCTTTTGTCAATCTATAGGTTTTAGATGCAGTAGTTACAGTTCCACTATTAATTATATCTATAGTTGGAACAATATACTTTCCAAGTTGTCCGGGAGAAGTACTTCTTAAAACCGCCATTGTATTTTAATTTTATTTTATTTAGAATAAAGAATATCAAAGTTTATAGACTTAAAACCCGCCCAACATAAGTCAAGCGGGTCAGAGAAACTTTCGCTTTATGTATCAGCGAACGTTCTTAGCATACCATTTCTCAAAGTCCTCTCTACGCTTATCTCCTCTTGGAGGCATAGGAGTTCTTTCTCCACGAACAGGAGCAGACTTTTTGCTCTGTTCTCTTTCATACTTCTCAGGATTTTCTCTTGCTGCTTGTGCTTCTCCAAGAACAATCTCAATCGCTTCCCCATCAATCACATTTGCCATTAACCACTCTGCTTCTTCTAGAGTGTCTGCATATCCTTCTACTTGAAGGAACTCAAGAACTTCATCAAAGATATCTACTTCTTCCTTATTCAAAAGTTCAGTTCTACGAGAGGCAGGACTTTGAATCGCGATACGACGCTTCATTTGCTTATTGGTTTCTTTCTCGTCACCAGCAGCAGCAGCACGAACTTCTTTACCGTATGCTTTGGTTGCTTGACGTTCCATCTTCTCTTTAGGAAGAGGACGAAGACCTTCATCAAGTTCTTCTTGAGGAGTATAGATTGCGTGATATGCCTCAAAGAGACCAAGAGCATCCTTTCCAGTAATTCCAGACATTTTTTACGAATACTTTTTAGTTATTTATAAAAAAAAATCCCCCCGAAGGAGGATTGAGTCAAACTACTTTTTCCAGTTGTTTATCTATTTGATCAATCACGTCACGAAGTCTTACAATTCGTTCTGGTGGAAACTCTGTACTATATCCAGCAGTGGCACCATCAAGAACTTGAAGAACTTCAAGAGTAGATTGTATGTCTAATTTAAGAGTTACTTGTTTTTCTTTGGTCATACATCATTCTCCACACGATTTTCACTCCGAAATACGTCAAATGAGCCCTCAGGATAACGAGCACTCAGTTTCTCATAGTTCATTTGAAGAACTTCTTCAAATGTAATATCAAGTGCCATACAAGCTTGGGCAAGATACCAACACAGATCACCCAATTCACGTTTCATATGAAAAACATTGTCCTCATTATAGGGTTTTCCTTGAAGGACGATTTTCTTCACAACCTCAGTAAATTCTCCCGCTTCAGCACTCATACCAAGAGCAGCAGTTAGGAGACGGGGAACATCTGCATTGTGAGTTGCCTCAAGTTCAGTCATACGGGTAAGTAGTTGTGCAAAGTCACTACTTGCAGGACTGGTGGTTTGGCGAACGAATTCAATATATTTGTTTGTATCAATAACTTTAGTCATACTTTTTTCAATCTCCTTTTAATTCTACAATTAGTTTCCAATAAAGTCAAGTTTTTTAATAGTCCAATTTTTATGGTGTGTCCTTTCACCTTTCATAATCATAACGAATGCAGATTGTTGCAGGTTATTTTCTTTACAAAATTTTGAAAGATTTTTAACTACCACTATTCTACCATCTCTATTTTTTAATTCATAAGTATTTTTGCAATGAGATTTAGAAATTTTTTCTTTACAAGTATCAGTAAGATTTCTCCCAGTTCTATAAGCAATCATTTTATCAATGGTTTCTTTTGTAAGAATTTTTCCTTTATGTGCTTTGCTTATTTTTTGTTTGTGTTCTTCACTTAGAGGTTTTCCAAGTAATTTTTGCCTTCTCTTTTCTACAGAACTTTCTGACTGTCTAAACCCTCTTGAACATTTACCACCCTCCTTTATATTAAATCCATTTTCTACTGTATCGTAAAATTTAATCCAATACTGCTCTCGTTCATCCAATAAATTTTCATTTTCAACTTTTTCAATTATACCATAAACAAAATTATATTTACTGTATTTCTGTATTGCTCTACTAATTTTAGTTTCATTGATTGTTCTAAAATGACGCACAACCCTTCTCTGCAATTTTTCTATAGTTTGTCCTATGTACTTTTTACTAGTAGATAAATTATGAATACAGTAAATAATTCCCATTAGAACTTAAATCCATCAAATGTCTTTTTTGGTTTTTGTTCGTCCCGATATTCATACTCAAAATCATTTCCAGATTTTTGAATATCGGATTGAGCACTCTGTTCTACATCATACAATCTCATCTTAGAGCGGTCAATACCCAATACAAACCTTCTATATTTATCAGTTGATGCGTAACGGTTCTTAAGTTGCTTTACAAGTATTTGTCCCAGTTCTTCAAGTTCCTCTGTGCTAATCAGAGCAAACATAAGGTCAGCAGTAGCAGGAAGACCAAACGACTCTGAAGTATCCGTCAATTCAACATCAGATGATCCAAAACCAGATCTTGTTGTTTGGGTAGCACTGACGATAGGAACATTAAATTCAACAGCAAGACCACGAAGTTCTTCTGCAATTGCTTTCACAAATGTATAAGAGTTAATATTACTATTTCCCTTATATCTACTGGAAGAACAAATATTCAAATAGTCAATAAAAATAATATCAGGTTTAAATGACTTTTTAAGTGCAAGTTCATTCAAAAGTGACTTAAAGTGTCCTGCGTGAGCAGATGCTGTTGGGTATTCTTTAATTACCAAAGAACCCTGGGTCTTCTTAGCAAGATTTGTGATCTTATTTTCAAACATCTGCTTTGGGAGATTTACAATATCTTGAATGGGAACATTCAAGAGGTTCGCATCAATTCTTTCAGCAATGCGCTCTTCTGCCATTTCAAGCGTAATGTACAAAACGTTCCGTCCTTGGAGCAAGACGGAGCTAGCCACATGGCACATGAATAGAGACTTGCCGACGCCCGTACCAGCAAGAGCGATATTAAGAGTTTTGTTAGGGATGCCACCTTTGGTAATTTTGTTAAAATATTCAAGATCAAATTCAATTTTATCCTCCTTTTTGTGATATGCCTCATATCTTTGCTCATAATCTTGCAAGTAATCGTGACCAATATGATTATCAAAACTTACTGCAAGAGCGTCCGAAAGAATAGAGGGAATGCTATCTCTATTCTTTTTGTCATCTTTGCCGTCAGCAATATGAATTGATTCCATAAGTGCTAAGTAAATAGCACGGTCACGGCACCATTTTTCTGTAGTAGAAACTAACCAATTAAATTCTGCAGGAACATCATCCAAGCAAGAAATGATGTGAAGAATTTCTTTAAAAGATTCTTCATTAATATCTTTTCGGTGTTCCACTTCAATACAGAGGACTTCTTTGGTTGCTGGTTGATTATATTGCTCAACAAAAGAAAGTATTTCCTCAAATATTATTTTTTGATTGTTATCCTCAAAATATTCTGATTTTAAAAATGGTATTACTTTTCTGATATATTGTTCATTGTATAAAAGGTTTCTGAGAATTAGAAACTCAACTTTCTCCATAACTAAATTCCTTACGGGCGATTTGATCCAATTTTTCCATTACTTCTTCAGTAAAATACACTTCAGGTTCTTTTAGAATCTGTTTAGCATAAATCTTCTTACCATCAATTTCATAACGACCCGCTACATTTTTCCAGAGTCCACCAAGTTCACCAAGTTCCAGAAGACCATAGTAACGATCAAGGCCGCGCTCATCATAATACAAACGGATTTCAACATCTTGATTCTCCTTACTTAAACGCGATTTATGAGTCTTTGCCTTGATAATGTTTCCAATGACTTCTGTTCCGTCTTTCTCTTTTTTCTTGCTGAGATAGATGATCGTAGAAGCAGCATACTTAAGACCACTACCCCCACCCATTTCTTTTGTAGGAACATACGCACCAATAACATCATAAGTATGATTAGTAACTAACATGGGTATTTTTGCTTGACCCAGTTTCAGAGTCAGCATACGGAAGGCACCCTTAATCAATTGGGATTTAGTCATGTCCCGAACTTCTTTATCGTTCAGAGCATCATTAATCTCCTTACTGGTTGAAAGCATTCCAAGAGAGTCTAGCACAAACATACAAGGACTGCGTTCCCCTTCTGGTTTCTTCATATAAAGGTCAACTGCCTTGAGTGCCTTTCCACGGAACTCTTCAACAGTTACGACATTGACAACCACCAAGCGAGTTGTGTCAATTCCTCTACTTTCCAAAAGGGATTTTGTGATTGCTGCTTCAGTATCAAAATACAAACAATATCCAGTAGGATTATTGTCAAGGAAATTTTTAACGACTGCGAGAGAGAAGAAAGTCTTTCCAGTAGAAGACTCGCCAGCAATAGCAGTAATCTTATTCCCAGATACGCCACCAAATATGCTACCTGAAACCAATGCGTTAAAAATGTAAGAACCTGTGTCCACAAAAGTTTCACTTTCGTCAATCTCTGAAGCAAGTTGTGTATATTCTCCACCAATTTCTTTTACAATATCTTTAAGAAAATCCAAATCCTTTTTCCTCCTTTTTTACGTTTTTATGAAATCTATAGGACCACAATTTAGCATATAAGTCCTTTTTGTCATATTTTTTTAACATTTCAATTAGAATGTCTAATTCCTTATCACTTATTGGTAGTTCCATCAAGAAAAAAATGAATCAAGATTTGCAGTTTTTTCTACTTTCCACCCAATAGAGTCAAGAATAATCTTGAGTGGTTCTAGAAATGCTTTTTCAAATTGTAGGTCATGGTCTATGTATCTGTCAAGATTCAATTCCTTTGGAAATTCCTGAATGAATGAAATAACATTTTCTTGAATTATATTTGGTTTTTTTAGATAGATAAATTTAATTTTCTCTCCATTCTGAATAAGTGAGTACTTATTCGTAAGATTTTTATCTTTAATGAGATGATTGAACAATAGTGCTCCGCGAACGTGAATTGGCGTTCCTTTTAAATAAATTGTATCAGATCCCCTGTATTTGTTAACATCAGAAGCTGAGCGAGGAAACGCAATCTGTTCTGGAGTAAGTTTCCTAAATTGCTTACGAGCATTCTCAATAAAATCAATCACTTCATCTTCAGTTCCACTCATCAAAATCTTGAATGAGTCTTTTAGCATCTTTCGGCAAGGTGCAGGAGTAGAAGATTTAATTGCCTCAATGCCTTTAATCTTTAGTTTGGGTTCCTCATAGCGAACACCTTCACTGTCCCAAACACTCAGAATGTATCGTTTCTTCGCAGTCCAAATACCACGCTCAGCAATACATTCACGTTTCATAAACATTTTTTGGTCGTAAGCATTCACATAGTCGGCCAATTTTTGGTAAGAACTTTCAATATACTTTTCAAATTCCACTTGACAGACCTTATCAAGGAACGAAACAACGCTTTGAGTAGTTTTCTCTCTTCCTGCGAATACCTTGTCCACCAACGGACCCATATTAACGTAAAGAGAATCAGTATCAGAAGCAATAACATAATCAACATCCTCTGTCTTAAGAACTTTGTTTAAATATCTATTCGTTGAATTCATAATCCACTGAATAGAAACCTGTCCAGACAGAGTGATTGCCTCTGCGTTTGCTAGTTTGAAATAACGGAAATACTGATTGCCAATAGCACCATAAGCAGAGTTAAGTTGAATCTTCCTCGCCATTTGGATGTTGTTACATCGCGAAATTTCTTTTTCTAACTGTTTGGTTTTCTTCTTTTCATACTCCTGCTCGGCAATAAGCATCTTCTTCTTAAAGATCACACGTTCATTGTAAATCTTCTCCATCAGTTCTGGAAGAAATCCACGCACATCCTTACGATACATTGCACCATTAGCACAAACCGCATAATCTTTATAAGAACCAAAATTCAATTGCTCATTCAGAATCTTATCAACATTTACTGACGGATGCCTCTCATCCAAAAGGGTTTCTGGTGAGATGTTGTATTGCATAATAAGGTGAGGATATAGTGAATTGAGGTCAAAAGACACAACCCAATCATACTTTCCCGGAATAGGTTCTTTTACATAAGCACCAGCATATTTGGATTCCTTGTCAGAACGTTCTTTGGGGGGAATCACAATATTCCTCTTCTTCAAATAATTGTAGATGATTGTGTCCCACATACGAACCTGATAGAACACATCAGCATAATTCACTTTAGCATCATATGCCAGAGTCAATGCGAGTTCAATCAGTTTCATCTTGTCTTCCAAACGGTCAACAAGTTCTACGTCAACAATGTTATATTCAATAAACTTTTGCCAACCTTTAGTATAAAAGTCTTTAAAAGTATCAAACTCTGAGTGATCCAGTTTTTTCTGCCCCAGTTCAACTTCAGCAATATAATCTAGGCGATAAGATTCCTGTGCCTTATAAGTGAATTTCTTATAAAGATCCAAATAATCAAGTTGAGTCACTCCACCCACATCAAAAGAAGTATGCTTACGTCCATTAATAAAGACTTCACCTTCAGTTACAAGTCCCCAAGGAGAAAGACGCTTCATTAATTTTTCGCCAAGAACTCTGTTAAGTCTCTTGGCAATATATGGAATATCATAAAGTTGAATATTCCATCCAGTAATTACATCAGGAACATCAACCATCCAATAATTAATGAAGTTGCTGAGAAGTTCATATTCAGATGGGCAATAATGATATGTTACATCACTGCGAGTATTCTTGAACGGTTTTACTCCCCAACTAACAATTTTTTTGGTAGTATAGTCCTGAATAGTAATTGCAAGAATTTCCTCACTACAAGATTCAACATCAGGGAATCCTCCTTCTGATGCAACCTCAATATCCAAAGTTACAAGTTTAATTTTAGAAATATCAAACTTAATTTCATCTTCTGGATACTTCTCCGAAATATATTGGTAGATGTACCTGTCATTGCCGTAGATTTCAAATCCATCTACATTTTCATATTTACTGTAAAATTCACGACAATCCCTGACCGTTCCTGGTTGAATAGGTTCTACCGGTTCTCCATTTAGAGTTTTATACTTAGATTCTTTTTTAGTTTTTACAAATAAAGTGGGGAAAAATTCATCCCTATTTTCAAATCGTTTTCCATTATCAACACCACGAACCAAAAATTGATTCCCGATCAACTGAACATTAGTATAAAATCTTAGACTCATTCTTTAATTAAATCCTCATATTTTTCAAGAAGTGTGGGAGTAGGGTCTGCAAGAGTAAGAATCTTATCAGAACTTATCATAAAAGTATTTTGTTTTGTAACCCCAATTAAAAACGGTTCTAACGTATTACCAAATTCAGAGTTTTTTACCGTAAAAGGATTGATTAGTTTGCAATCAGGTTCTCCTAGTTCCGAAGTAACTTCCTCAATCTGACTTATCAGAATCTGATTGTTCATTAAAAGCATCAGTTTGATCATTTTCATTTCTCGTAATTCCTAAAACTTGAGTTTCGTACATTTTTTTAAGATCGCCATTAGGTTCTACAATTGTAACAATCCAATCAGGAGGTACTTCAATTGTAGTTTGATTAGAAAGTTCTGGCCAAGTATGGAGGGAGATATTTATTTTATTTTTAAGATTTTCTTTATCATAGTACTGATGCTCATCATTTACATCTACTATACAAGGATTTTCTAAAATATAGCAAACTAGTTTCTCTGCAAAGAAACCTTCTTTAACATTAGAAATAATATTTTCACCAGACTTTAACAAAATAAGTTTTACTGTCATTTTTACTCCATACCTCTTATGATTATAGCAAGAAAAAAATGAGGAGTCAACCTGGTTTTTGCCAGGTGCTCCTCGCGACGACAATAGTTGCAACTATTTATCTTTTTCTTTTGAACTTACATACCTTTTTGCCAGGAAGCATTGCATAACTAGTAGTCTTCCCATAACACTTTGGTTTTGGTGGCATTGCACCGTAACCAAAATCACCTTTCATTTCTTTTATTATAGATACAAATTCCTGGAAGGTTTTCATCTCTTATGCGTTTTTATGTATTTATAGATAATCCTTTCTTTTGTGATGATCCGGAACAATTCTACCTAGAGTAATCGCTAAAAGACCATCTTCAAAATCAACTGTTCTAACTTCGGTATCATCAGATAAAGTCCAGGATCGTTTAAAACTTCTCTGCGCTAATCCCTTATGAAGGTAATTAGTTTCTGTTTCTTTATCTTCTTTTTGACCTTCAATAAAAAGTTTTCCATCTTGGGTGTAGACATAAACTTCATTTTTTTTAAATCCAGCAAGTGCAATTTCTAATCTAGATTCTACATTACTTACTTGTACAAGATTGTAAGGTGGGTAATTTGAGGTTGTTTCGTGAAGATTAAATAGGCGATCAAAATATTCATCCAATCCAATACTGTTTCGCGTAATTCTATCCATCAAAGCAGGAAGATCCGCAGCAGTATAACGTGCAAGGTTTGTCATTATAGTAGCTCCTTTT